TTTCATCTGCAACAGCTTGAGGATTTGACTCATCAATAATTACTTGACCAGCATTTTGTTTAGCTTGTAACTCGTCAAGATTTTTTGCAGGAATTTCAGAAGCTGCGTTCCAAGTTTCTTTTAGCCTTGAAGGAAGTTTAGGAATTGCCCTTACAGCTTGTGGAGAAAGAACAGCAGCACGACCTGCTGAAAGAGCAGCTCCTTGTATAAACTTAGCGTCGTTTATCCAACCTGCGCCTGGGACAAGGTTAATAGGATCAAGAACAACCTCTAACGTCCCCTTGTAGTACTTAGGTAAATCTATTTCGTCGTAAGCTCTACGAGATGCACGAATATCAGCAGTAAAGTTACTAATTAATCCTGAATCTTCAAGTTTTTGCCCAGTTTCTTCTTCGTAATACTGCTCTCGTAATTTTTGGAATCGGTCAAAAGTTTCGTCAGGGATTGTTCTGGCAAACTCTCCCGCAATAAAGGGAGGGGAGAAAGCGTCAAACGGGCCGGGAATATCTGGTAGATCTCTTGCAATATCTAGCCACGGCAAGAGCCACGAACTAAAGTTTTTTGCCCCTTGAGTAGCAGGCTGAGCGCGCCTTGCTGCTTCCGCGCTAGCTGCAAAAAATTGTCTTACACCTGCAGGCTTGCCTTGTTCCTCACGTTCTTCCATGACCTGCCTGAGCTGCTTATCAAATTCTTGTTCACCAGGAAGGATTCTTGACCCAAGACCTATAGCAGTATTCAACGCAGGTTCTATTGCACCTAAAGCTGTTATTCCAGCATTAGCAATATTGGATCGAAGGCCGGGCGCAAATCCACCAGTAAACTGAAAAGGCTCCTCCCCACTAACATCAACGCCTTTTATAACTGCTGGCTCAGGCGGAGTTGGCTGGTCGTAAATAGGTGTCCCTTGTTGTACAAGCGGTTCTTCTATTGGCGGGGCTTGATACTTTTCAAGAATCTCCTGGTCTAGTTGCTCTTGCCGTATTTTTGCGTTTCTTATTGCAATATCACGACGGCGCGCTGCACGAGCCTCTCGATCTCGTCGTTGCTGTTCTTCTTGAGAACGCAACTGAGCAAGGAACTGCTGAGTCTGTTGTTCAAATGGGTTACTGCGAAAAGGAGTGACCATTAAACTAACTGCGCTCCAAATGAACCTCTAGGGCTCCCTCCTCCAAAAGGAGTGACTTGACCTAAGTATCTGCCAAGTTCTTCGCCAGTCATTCCAGCTTCAGCCTCTATTCCACCACGATCAAACAAGTCTGCTCTCTGATAGCCACCTACAGTTTGTCTAGGAGCTTGCCTATCAAAGTCCCCTACTCTTTCAACCATAGGTTGTCTAGGGGCTTGCGTATCAAAGGGTTCGACTCTTACAGGACCAAATTGTCTAGGATCTATGAACTCGCCTGTTCGCTGTTGAGAAACTTGAATTGGTGCGCCTTGATCTGTAACAGGTTGAACAACAGAAGATGTAAACGGTCTAAATAAACCTCTTAGCTGCTCTTCCCCGCCTAGAACCCTAGACAGCCCGCCTAGCGTGCCTGGAGATGCTTGCAGCAATGGAGACAAAGTAGAAAGGAGTTGCTGCTGTTGCTGTTGTTCAGCAGTTAGTCCGCCTCGCAAGATTTGGCTAATATCTCCAATACCAGATCCTGTCCCTAAGGCAGCAAACGGGTTTGTAATTCCTGCCTTTGCTTGCAAGTTTGCAAGTGCTATTGCATCTTCTGCTGCTGTTGCTCCACCTGCTCCGGCAATTACACCGAACGGACTAGCAGTCCCATATCGAGATGCAATATCTGCAGACTCTGCTCCACGCTGTGTGCTAAACGCTTGCAGAGCAGCTTGGGCTACTGGCGATAGGACTTGCTGCGTTCCAACTTGCCTTTGAGTAAACTGTCCTGTGTCAGGATCGTAAACATCCTCAAACAGAGGGATTTCGCTAATGTACCGATCAGGGTTTGCGTAAAAGATATTGAGAATATCTTGCAAACCTGTATTCGCATAACCTTGAAGTTGAAGTGGGTCAGGAATCCTGCTTGGAGGAACGAACCCTGCAGGAGGCTGTACTTCAACGTTAGACCCACCAACGCCTCCCTTAGTTGGATCAAAAACACTTGCTAGTGCTATATCTGCTACAGATCCAGGCTCACGAGTAAACAAGCCTTCAATACTTGCTTGGCCGTCTATTCCTTCGCCACGGTAAGGCTCTAGCTCAATATAGTTTTTTATTTGATTTTCAAGAATAACTCTTTGGAGATATGGAGAAAGCAGTAAGTATTCGTCATATCTTTCTCGCCAAAACTCAGGGAGGTTGGCTGGAATACCATCACCAGTCTCTGGGTCTTTTGAGGGCTCTGGGTCTTCTGGGTCTCTAAATAATCCGTAAGCAAGTGAGCCTTCTTCGTTATTGAAGTTAGATACTGCAGTAGCGTTTATTAATTCCTGAGCGTTTCTATCTGCCAATTGCCTTCTTACAGCTGCTTCTATGTTTGCTATTTCAGCAGCATCAAGGTTTAAAAGTTCTTGGTCAATTTGATTGGCTCTAATTTGAGCAAAGTCAGCCGTTGTCATTGGCTGATAGCTTGGGGGTTGATAAAACGGATCGCCCGGAGTCCCAGTAGTAAATGGAATTGCAGCTTGAATTTGAGCTAGTGTTGGGGTTGGATTTATATTAGGAGCAAACGGATTGCTTGAAACAATTTCTCCTCCAACATCTTCCCCTGCTAACAACCTTGAATAGAAAGTGGGGTTGTTTACCCCAACTATTCTGTCATCCCTTAGGACAGCACTTCGCTCAGAGCCGGAAGTTGGAAGTGCGTATTGAGAAACATCAGGGGGTAGTGAACCAGATGTAATCTGCCCTTTTATTTCAACCGGAGTCCCTAAAATGGCAGCAGGAATCCCTGCCTGTACAACTTTTGTTTTAGCTTCTGATGGAGATGAGGCTTCAATACTTACCTGCCGATTGCCACCGACACGCGCTGCATAGTTAGCAGGTATTTGAAGAATGTACTTTGCCATTACAGGCTCCTAAACGGGGTTTGCATCTGAGTGTAGATGTTCGGCTTTGGCTTTCGTTTCTTTGGCTGTTTGACGTCTGGGATCTTGTCTATCGACTTGAACGAGTTCTCGACCTGACGCAGATATCGCTCTGCCGTATCGTCGAACTTACTAAACGCCATTTCCAACGGGTGAGTGCTTTTAGCCATAGCTATCCCCTCGCCCCAGGTGAGATGTCTGCAGTCGGCACTCGAACATTTCCTGATCGAGGGCCTGCTATTGCTGCTGCAGTTTGACGCATCTCATCTATCGAACCGGGCATTACCGGTCTTGTTGTTGTAGGTATTCCTGTACCGGGAGCCTGAGGACGAGTCCCCATCTGGTTGCCGGGTTGGAAGTTACCTGCGTTCGGCAGCTGCATCGCACCCTGCGTATTCAAAATATTCAAAGCAGTCTGTTCAGGAGTGGGAATTTGCGGAGAAGAACTTTGCCCTGCTGCTTCGATAATGTTTTGAATCGTAGGTATGCGACTTGCTGCAGCTGCCTGCAACTGCTCTTGGATTCCAGGCGAATTCAAGAACTGTTCCTCAAGTATTTTAGCGCGCACTTCGAGAGGGTTGCTAACTCCTCCCTTGCGTAGTGCGGTATCGAGATCAACATATCCTGCTCGCCAGAGGTTCGCCCACAGGTTCAACCTGCGCTCTTGTTCTTCTGGGCTGACAGAGTTGATCCGAACAATGTTTACATAGTGACCCTTGATATCTGACGGCTTGATTGCTGCATCAAGCACACCTGCTTCGGTCTTGCCGAACACAGTGACTTTATCGTCGATAACAAGTTCAACAATGCGAAGAATAATTTCGCCCTTGTCTTGCAGCCCACGTTCCATCGCTTCTTTGACTGCGCCAAAGTTTAGCGAGGCAATACCTGCAAGAACGGCGGTGTGGTATCCAGATGCTGCCCCTGTAGGACGCTGACCTCGTGCTACGGCAGGGACAGTGTTTGCCTCGATAGCTTCGTCGAGGAACTGTTTTGCAATGCCGATTTCTGCAGGAGGTCGAGGAGTCTGACCGACTCCGACTTGCACCTGTGGGGGCTTGATGTTCTTTGAGCCGGGCGTGTCATCCCATGCTGCCTGAACTTCTTCGGTAATACCGGGGGGGCCTGTAAATTCAAGAGTAGGCCATGCAGATTTACCGACAATGTCGATGTAATGAGATGCAAGCTGGCTCTGCGCTCGGATCATTTCGATAGAACCGTTGAGCAATCCCATGTAGAGCTTCTCTGGTTCTGACGATCCTGTATCCAGCCCCATCTGAGGCCAGTACATAATCCACGGAAGTCTGCCGTATCCGTGACGGCGTGGCTGCATTACCCATTCGTTGTTGGCAACATACGCTACTTGCGATGCAGTCCAGACTTCTTGGAACTTAACGAAGCCTTTGGTGTACTTGCCCCACTCAGGGAAGTGAGCCTGAACCCACTCTGCGTCTACCTGGTACTCGTAGATAACCCAGCGAGGCTGAGTACCGTTGTTCATGTCCCATACCAAGTTCTGCGGATTTACGGCAATTGACTTGATAGGCCAAGTGATAGATCTCTTCTCGATAACCTCCTGCACACGTTCACGATATGTCTCGTCTTCTTCCATGTGCGGTGGAGGTTCAGGGAAGTCACTCCACTCGTTGGCGATAAACTCCAACTTCTCCCATGCAATGCCGTACAACCCTGCATGTTTGGTAAGTTCCCTGTACACCGGAGAGCGATGCTCAATCATGTGGTGTGCGCCAGTCAGGAACTTCTCCATGTTTTCGGCGCGAGCCTGACCTCGAGGGCCGGGCGGTGGGACTGAGATATCTAGGAACTGTGGGCTAACGTGCGCTACGAGAGTGTTGATTACAGACTGAGCAGTACCCAGCCGAATCATGGTTCCGTTCTCTGGGACGCTAAAGTCGAAGTCGTTCAGGAAAAAATCGTCCAGCATCTTGCATTGATTTTTGAAGTTGCGGAAGATTTCGTTTCCTGTAGCAGATTTCTCTGCAATCCAGAACAACGACAGTTCAGGCTCATCCAGTGGGTTGGATGCCTCAACATTCATGATTACGGACGATTCGCTAGAAAA